TTCTGGAGCGATAACGGCCACCTTCGCATCGGCATGGCGACTTACAACGGCACGTTGCAGCAGCGCATGGGGCTGTCCACATCTGGCGCGCTGTCTGCCGTTGGCGGCTTTGACTTCGGCTCCTCTCGCAAGCTCAAAAACATCATCGGCGCATTGCCTTATGGCTTGGCCGAGGTGGAACAGGTCACCACGCTGCTGGGGCGCTACAAGGAGCAGTACAACCCGGATGGGCGCGTGCGCCTGTTCTTCGATGCGGAGCAGCTGCTGGACCTCATGCCTGAGACAGTGGACGCACACGGCGTGAGCTTTGAAGGCGAGCTGGTCCCGGCGGTACACATCGATCAGCTCCTGCCGGTCGCATTCAACGCCATCAAGCAACTGTCCACCGCCGTTCGGCGGCTGCAGGCGGACCTCGCTGACCTCCGACCCATCCACTGACCCGTTAGGCTGACCCATGACAAATTCACGAATCCGAACACTCGCACCAGGCGTTGACGTTGAGCGCATCGCAGTGGAGTCCCACTTCTTCTATGACCCGCTGACCGGCGTGGCAAACGTGGTCTTCCAAGGCATGGAGTTCCTGCTGCTGGATGGTGCTGTCAACAAGATGCTGGACGGTCGGGAGCCGCTCACCACCACCTCCAACGCCATCGCGACCCGCACGTTTGCCGCCGGCCTCGCCGATCCGGTGACCGGCCAGGATCTGTCAAACGTCAGCGCTGCAGGCGTCGTCGTATATCTGAAAGCTGTCTATGACCGGCTCCACAACGAGGCTGCTGCAGTCCAGACGCCGGCGGTCGCCTAGTCATGGCGACGGGGTATCGCACGGGCGCAGGGCTCGACTTCGACGATGTCTTCGACCTGTACGTGCAAGGCGACATTGGTGGCGCATCGGGCTACCGTTCCAGCGACGGCAACGATCTGCACCGCCGGTATGCGCCATTAGCGTTTGGCACCAGGGCGCCGGACATCGGATATCGCGACAATGCAGGCTCGGACCTCAGCAACCGGTGGGCAAAAAAAGGCAGCGCCGTGTATTCCCTCACGAACAACGGCGTCCACTACTACGCGGGTAGCCTAGCCGCCACGTCCGAGGGAGGCAGCCAGACGGCAAGCGCATCGTTCTGGATTCGAGCGAATGGAACCTGGGCGATTGGCCTCTCCGGGAAAGCGGTGAGTGGTTCTCCAACCTCCGGAACTTGGCTTCCCAACGGTCAACCGGCGAGCAACTATTCTGTGCAGTTGGACTTTGCAGTGTCATGGCTGCGTGGCAATCGCAATGGGTCATCTTCCAACACCGCTACGAACTACTCGGCGATGACCGGAGACTATGGTTGCAGCATCACGTCCACAGCGCTGTCGGGATCGGGCAACGAGTGTTACGGAGAAGGCAAGCTGACCATTCGGATTCGTAATAACGCCACCGGCTATGTCTCTGCAACCGCCATTTCGTTCGTCGCTGAAGCGGTAGGCTTCGCCTGACACCTGTTCCAGCTCATACTGGATCGCATAGCGCACCACGGCGAACTCGCTTGATCACATGCCCGACCGAGAGACGTGTAACTCGTCGTTGTACGCGTCAATTCAAGTGCGCCACAGCACACAGCCACCGACCATGGCTGTATGGGCAACGCATCCTCCGCACTGAGTAACGCCATTCGCCTCGGCACTGTCGCCGAGGTGAATCTGGTCAACGCGCGATGCCGCGTGCAGGTCGGCGAGATGCTGACCGACTATCTGCCCTGGGTGGTCACCCTGGCCGGCACCACTATCATCTGGTCCGCTCCGACGATCGGCGAACAGGTCGTGGTGCTGTCGCCGGCCGGCGACCTGGCCGATGGCCTGGTGCTACGCGGCCTGTACTCCGACCAGTTCGCAGCGCCTGCCGCGTCAGATACGCTACACGTGCTGCGCTTTGCCGATGGCGCGCAGATCCACTACGACACCGAGGCACACGCACTGCAGGCCACGCTGCCCAGCGGCGGCACGGCATCAATCACCGCCGATGGCGGCATCACGCTCAACGGCCCGCTGACGGTCAACGGCAAGACGGTGCTCAATGGTGACGCCACCATCACCGGCACCGCGACAGCAACCACCGACGTGCTCGGCGGCGGGATCAGCCTCAAGAACCACAAGACCACCGGCGTGACCGCCGGCAGCGCACTCAGCGGTGGCCCGCAGTGATCGGCGTCGATGCCACCACCGGGCGTGTGATCGAGGGTGAGCAGCATCTGGCCCAATCGATCGCCTGCATCCTCACCACGCCCATCGGCACGCGCGAGCAGCGCCGCGACTTCGGCTCGCTGCTGCCCGAGCTGATCGACCAGCCGTTCAATGGCGCCACTCGCACGCTGCTTTACGGCGCCACCGCCACCGCGTTGATGCGCTGGGAACCGCGCCTGCGCCTGACCCGCGTCGATCTGGTCGTCGGTGATGCGCCTGGCAGCTTCGTGCTGACGATCGAAGGCGAACGCACCGACGTTGCCCCCGCCAATGCGCGCTCGCGCATAACTATCCCGCTCCGCTTCCGCTCGTCCTGATCGAGGAATCTATGTCCACTGCCTACCACCACGGCGTCCGCGTCATCGAAGTCAGCGCGGGCACGCGCACCATCCGCACCGTTTCCACTGCCGTCGTCGGCCTGGTCGCCACGGCCGCCGATGCGGATGAGAAAGTCTTTCCACTCAACAAGGCGGTGCTGATCACCGATGTGCTCGGTGCGGTCGCCAGCGCCGGCACCAGGGGCACCTTGCGTGCCACGCTGCAGGGCATCGCCGACCAGACCAGTCCCGTGACTGTGGTCGTGCGTGTGGCCGAAGGCCAGGACGCGGAAAAGACGTCCAGCAACGTCATCGGCGAGGCCAAATCCAGCGGTTACACCGGCCTGTATGCGCTGCTGGCCGCGCAAGCGCAGCTGGGAGTGCGCCCGCGCATCCTCGGCGCGCCGGGCCTGGACACGCTGCCGGTGGCAAAGGCACTGGCGACCATCGCCAAGAAGCTGCGCGCCATGGCGTATGCGCGGCCGGTCGCAGACACCGTGGCCGAGGCCGTCACCTACCGAGGCCAGTTCAGCGATCGCGAGTTGATGCTGATCTGGCCGGACTTCCTGGCCTTCGACACCACCACCAGCACCACGGCGGCCGCGTACGCCACTGCACGTGCGCTCGGCCTGCGCGCCAAGATCGACACCGAGCAGGGCTGGCACAAGAGCCTGTCTAACGTGCCCGTGGCCGGCGTCACCGGGATCTCAAAGGATGTGCATTGGGATCTGCAGGATCCGGCGACCGATGCCGGCATCCTCAATGAGGGCGACATCACCACGCTGGTGACGTTCAACGGCCAGCGCTTCTGGGGATCGCGCACGTGCGCGGAGGACAACATGTTCGCCTTCGAGACGGCCACGCGCACCGCCCAGATCCTGGCCGATACCATCGCAGAAGGCGTTGCGTTCTACGTCGACAAGCCGATGCACCCATCGCTGGTCAGAGACTTGATCGAAACGATCAACGCCAAGTTCCGCGACCTGAAGTCGTCGGGCTATCTGATCGATGCCAACGCCTGGTACGACGGCACCGTCAACAGCGCCACCACGCTCGCCGATGGCGCGCTGCGTATTGACTACGACTACACGCCGGTGCCGCCGCTGGAGAACCTGCAGCTCTACCAGAAGATCACCACCAGCTACCTGGCCGACTTCGCCGAACGCGTCAACGCGTAACGCACCCGCCTTAGATTCCCGGAGAACCCCATGGCTTTGCCCAAGAAACTCAAAGCGCTCAACCTGTTCAACGACGGTGAGAGCTATCTCGGCCAGGTAGTCGAAGTGAAGCTGCCCACGCTGTCCCGCAAGATGGAGGAGTATCGCGGCGGCGGCATGAATGGCCCGGTCGATATCGACTTCGGCCAAGAGAAGATCGAGCTCGAATGGAAGTGCGGCGGCCTGATGCGCAGCGTACTGAATCAGTACGGCGCCACTACGCACAACGCCGTGCAGCTGCGCTTTGCCGGTGCCTACCAGCGCGACGACAGCGGCGATGTGGACGCGGTGGAAGTGGTTGTGCGCGGCCGTCACAAGGAGCTTGATCCGGGTAACGCCAAGTCCGGCGACGACACCGAATTTTCCGTCAAGACGTCGGCCAGCTATTACAAGCTCAGCATCAATGGCGCACCCGTGATCGAGATCGATCTGATGAACATGATCGAGATCGTCAACGGCGTGGACCTGCTCGCCCCGCACCGCCGCGCTATCGGCGCCTGACCCTTCCGGCCTGGCGCCGCCAGGCCTCAGCCCTGAGACCTACCGATGACCCCGACCTTTTCCCCAGCCATTCCTCTCGACCAGCCGATCGTGCGCGGCGAGCAGACCATCACCGACCTTAAGGTGCGCAAGCCCGGCGCCGGTGAGTTGCGCGGCCTCAAGCTCGCCGAGCTGCTACAGATGGATGTCACTGCGCTGGCAACGCTGCTGCCGCGCATCTCTTCGCCCACGCTGACCACTGCCGACGTCAACGCGAAGGATCCGGCCGATCTGTTGGCAGTGGGACAGGAGGTGGCGCTTTTTTTCTTGCCGAAGGCTCAGAGGGAAGTGGTTTCCCCGACTGCGTAGAGGATGCGATGGCCGACATCGCGGCCATCTTCCACTGGCCGCCGTCTGAGATGGACGGCTGGTCGCTGCACGAACTCACGGCGTGGCGCGAGCGTGCCCGCCTGCGAAGCGGAGCCGAATGATGCCCTACCCGAACCACGAGGCCGCCTAAATGGCGGCCTCCGACAATCTGCGCCTGCAGGTCATCCTGGCCGCCGTCGACCGCGCCACCGGTCCGTTCCGGCGCGTGCTGAGCGGTAGCCGCGGCGTCGCCACCGCACTGCGCAACCAGCGCGACGCGCTGCGCCAGCTCAACAGCCAGCACCGCGACATCGGCGCCTATCGCGAGCAGGTCGCGCTGGCACAGCGCGCCAAGGCCGCGCTCGATGCGCAGCGCCAATCGGTGCGCACGCTTGCCCAACAGATCAAGTCCACCGGCACGCGCACCGCTGCCATGAATGCCGAATTCGAGCGTGCTGTGCGCACCGCGCGTGAACTCAAGACCGCACACGGTGCGCAGGAGGCCGGCCTGCAGCGCCTGCGTGGTCGCCTGGAAACGGCCGGGATCAGCACCCGCGAGCTGGTCACGCATGAGCGCCGTTTGCGCGGCGAGATCGAGAGCACCAACACCGCCATGCGCGCCCAGCAGCAGCGCCTGGTGGCGATTGACGCTGCCCAGCGCCGTAGCGCCCGCATCCAGAGCGCCGGCCTGCAGGCGAGCGCCTACGGCGCCGGCATGGCCTTCGCCGGCCAGCGCGCCTTGCGTGCCTCCGTGCTGCCGATCAGCGATGCGATGGAGTTTGAGTCGGCCATGGCCGACGTGCGCAAGGTCGTGGACTTCAAAACGCCGCAGCAGTTCCTGCAGATGGGCCGCGATGTCGAGAACCTTTCCATGCGCCTGCCCATGCTGCCGGCCGAGATTGCCAAGATCGTGGCGGCCGCCGGCCAGGCCGCTATCCCGCGCCAGGAGCTGGTCCGCTTGGCCGAGGACGCGGCCAAGATGGGCGTGGCATTCGACAGCAGCGCTGAGGAAGCCGGCCAGACGATGGCCACCTGGCGCACCGCCTTCCGGATGGGCCAGGCGGAAGTCGTCGTGCTGGCCGACAAGATCAACTATCTCGGCAACACCGGCCCGGCCAGCGTCAACAAGATCAGTGCGGTGGTGAACCGCATTGGTGCCCTGGGCGAGGTCGCTGGCTTGCAGAGTGGGCCACTAGCGGCGCTGGGCGCCACCGTCGCCGGCATGGGCATCGAGTCGGAAGTCTCGGCCACCGGCATCAAGAACATGCTGCTCACCCTGGCCTCGGGCGAGTCGGCCACCAAGAGCCAGCGCGAGGCCTTCGACAAGCTGGGTATCAAGGCCACGACCATGGCCCAGGTCATGCAGAAGGATGCAGGCGGGGCGATCATGTCGGTGCTGCAGAAGCTGCGCGCACTGCCCAAGGCCGAGCAGGCCGCGACCATGACGCAGCTGTTCGGCCGCGAGTCGATCGGTGCGATAGCGCCGCTGCTGACCAATCTGGAGCTGCTGCAGGGCAACTTCGCCAAGGTCGCTGATGCGCAGCGCTATGGCGGCTCGATGTCGGCCGAGTACGCATCGCGGGTGGCCACCTCGGCCAACTCGCTGCAGCTGCTGAAAAACACCGCCGTGGTAGTCTCCCAGTCGATCGGCCAGGCGCTGCTGCCGCAGTTCAAGCAACTGACCGAGCGCACGGCTGCGGTGGTCGGCCAGGTCACGACGTGGATACGCGCCAATCCGGTGCTGGTGGGTGCGATCGCCAAGACGGCGATCGCTGGCGCCGCGCTGGTCACGATCCTGGGCGGCTTGCTGGTGACCGGTGGCGTGGCCGCGATGGCGTTCTCGCAAATCCATGGCGCCGTGGCGCTGCTGTCAGGCGGTGGCGGCTTCGGTGCGCTGCTGCGGCAGGGGTTGGCGTTCGGCGGCCGCGTGCTGCCGATGCTCGCCAATGGCGCCCGCCTGCTGCTGCCGCTGCTCGGCGGCGTCAGCCTGCCGGTGCTGGCCATCGGCGCGGCCGTCGCTGCCGTGGCGCTGCTGGTGTGGAAGTACTGGGGACCGATCAAGGCCTTCGCCATCGGCGTCTGGCAAGGCATCGTCGATGTCGCCGCACCGGTCCTCGCCGAGCTGAAGGCCGCGCTCGCGCCACTGGCGCCGGTGTGGGACACCGTGGCCGCAGCGATGGGTCAGGCCTGGGCATGGGTCAAGCAGCTGCTGACGCCCTTCGAGGCCACCACCGCGCAGTTGCACGGTGCAACGCAGGCCGGTCGCGGCTTCGGGCAGATCCTGGGCGCGGTGCTGGTCACCCAGCTGCAGCTGGCGGTCAAGGCGATCGGCTGGCTGGTGCAGGCGTTTGTGTTCGTGCTGCCGGTGATCAAGCAGATCCTCGGCGGCGTGTGGCAAACCGTCCAGGGCACCTGGTCGCTGATCGTGGGCGTGTTCACCGGCAACGGCGATCGCATCCGCCAGGGGCTGCTGCAGCTGTGGGCCGGCATCAACCTGCAGCTGGCCAACTGGCCGGCCCGGATGCTGCAGGCCGGCGCCGACATGATCAGCGGCCTTGTCCAGGGCATCCGCTCCAAGCTCGGCGCCGCCGGCGATGCGATCGCCAGCGTCGGCACCGGTGTGGTCGATCGCTTCAAGGGCCTGCTGGGTATCCACAGCCCCTCGCGCGTGTTCGCCCAGCTGGGCGACTTCACCATGCAGGGCCTCGCCGTAGGCCTGCAGCGCGGCCAGGGCGCGCCTGTGCAGGCCGTCGTGGCGCTTGGCAACCGCATGCGTGCGGTGGGCGCCGGCCTGGCCCTGGCGACGGCCACAGCCCCCGTGGCGGCGATCGATAGCCGGGCGCCGCTGTCGGCCCCTGTGCGCGCCACCAGCGCGCCTGCAGGCGGCAACAGCTACGTCATCCACGTCCACGCCGCACCGGGCATGGATGCGGCCGCACTGGCGCGCGAAGTCGCCCGCCAACTTGAAGAGCGCGAACGGCGCACGGCGGCCGCGCGCCGCTCCAGCCTGCGCGACGACTGAGGATCCACCCGATGATGATGTCCTACGGCACGTTTGTATTTGCGCTCGATAGCGCCGCCTATCTGCAGCTGCAGCGGCAGATGAGTTGGCGTCATTCCACCAGCGAGCGCGTTGGCGCGCGCGCGGCCAGCCAGTTCCTGGGCCCAGGCGATGAAACCATTGAGCTGTCGGGCCTGATCGCGCCGGACCTGACCGGCACGCGCGGATCGCTGACCACGCTGCGCAGACTCGCCACCGCCGGCGAGCCGCTGCCGCTGGTCGATGGCACGGGCTGGGTGTATGGGCCGTATGTGTTGCTGGCGGTCAACGAGACGGCCTCACTTTTCTTCCCGGATGGCACGCCGCGCCGAGTCGAGTTTCAACTGAGCCTGCGCCGCACTGACGACGTTGCGCCCGAGGCAACCGTCGCATGAGCTACCCGATTCCGCAGTGGCGCGTAGTGCTCGACGGGACCGACCTCACCGAGCGCATCGCACCGCGCCTGCTCGATCTCACCCTCACCGAATGCCGAGGCGGCGAAGCCGACCAACTGGATCTGCGCATCCATGACCATGACGGCAAGATGGCGCTGCCCAAACGCGGCGTGCGCTTGGCCGTAGCCCTGGGCTGGAAAGCCACCGGCCTGGTCGACAAAGGCACGTTCATCGTGGACGAGGTGGAATACAGCGGTGCGCCGGACATCATTACCGTGCGCGCGCGTAGTGCGGATCTGACTGCGGACATGCGCACACGCCGCGAGCGCAGCTGGCACAACACCACGCTGGGCACCGTGCTCAACACGCTCGCCGGCGAGCATGGACTGACGCCGCGTGTGGCAGAGGCGCTGGCGCGCACCAAGCTGCCCCATCTCGACCAGGCCAACGAGAGCGACATGAATCTGCTGACCCGCCTGGGGCAGCGCTTCGATGCGGTGGCAACTGTGAAGGCAGGTGCGTTGGTCTTTGCGCCGATCGGCGCCGGGACCACAGCAACCGGCAAGCCACTGCCGACTGTCACCCTGACGCGTCGTGACGGCGACCAGCACCGTTATTCGGTCGCCGACCGTGATGCTTACACCGGTGTGTGCGCGTACTGGGTGGACAAAGGCAAGGCGCGGCGGCAGTCGGTGTTGGTGGGCACTGACGACAATGCAAAGCGCCTGCGCGAGTCATATGCGGATGAGGCAACGGCACGCCAGCAAGCGCACGCGGAGCTGGAGCGAGTTAAACGCGGCATGTCCAAATTTGAGTATGTTCTTGCAATAGGTCGCGCAGATTTGTCGCCAGAGCAACAAGTTACGATCCACGGATTCAAGCCCGAGATCTCAAGTGTGAAATGGCTCATCTCTAAAGTAGTTCATTTGGTTAAATCAACGGGCTTTAGCACACAAATTGAGCTTGATGGCCCTTCGGATTAAGCTGAGTTCAAGAGCCACGGGCGTTCACAAACACACAACATCAAGACATTTCAGATTTCCCCTACAAACTTTTTGCTGCTATCGAGCTAATCTCCCTAACGAAGTCGATGAATTGCCTGAGTTGAGTGACTATCGAACCCGCTACTTAGATTAGGCAATCCTGATTTCATATAGCTGCACCAATTCACTAAAAGGGAAGTATGCGCATGAATGGATTTAAGGTCACACGTAAGCTGTCCGCAAAACAGAAGCGATGCCTCGCTCTCGGCACGGGCTTGCTGTTAGCAATCGGAAGCTACGCCTACGCTCAAGAGGCTGTGAACGAAATCTGGGGGCCCTTCAATTGTGATACGTGCCAGCTAGGTACTCCAATACCCGATCCCATCACGCAAGTCTTCATTGATACTTGGCGGTCAGAGATGTCGAGACCTGGCTTCTTTCGATATGTTTACGATCTCCAGCCCGGACACACGATCACGATTTGCAACGCTAATACATGTGTGACTTACACGGGCACGGATAGCGGCAATGTGATGGGAGGAGCCGCGACTCCGATAACGACGTATCCACCTGAACCAGGTACGGGCGGCGGAGGCGGAGGCGGCGGCGGAGGCGGTGTTGGCGGTGGTGGTGGTGTTGTTATAGTCGGGCCACCAACACAAGAGAACTGAGATTTATTCAATTTATTCAAGCGCATGGGACTTCCCGTGCGCTTGAATTACATTTAAGTTTTTACTATGGTATCTATGCTTATCTTATGTCGTCGCAGCGGAGTTAAAGTTGAATAGATTGTTAAGTAAAAAATATATCTTAACGGTTGCGGCAACGCTCATTATAGCCGGAGCATTAACTTATTTATTTAAATACCACGAGGGATCGCCTGCATCAATGCTGGCCAATAACTCCGAGCGACCGGCGCGAGAATTGCCGCCAAGAATTTCAGCGCCCGTTTCTAATTTGATAGCAGATAAGAAAGTTGATAGCGATGTCATCAGACGGCAGGGACCAAAAGCATTTAGCATCGTTAGAAACAAAAAACGTCCGCCTGGTGATGTAGCAAAGTACATAGAATCTTTACTGCAACGCTCAGAGGCAGGCGATGCCGTAGCCACTTACTCGATTTATCTTGCTGCGCTTGAGTGCAAAACTACTTTGAGTGGATCTGCAAACAGGAGTGCACTCGCTCATCAAGTGTCAGCGACAGGCGCAGGCTACCTGAAAAGCGCAGAGTCGAGTCTGGATGATTGTGCCAACTTGGCAAGTAAGCCTGAGCTTCTCAACGGTGATTGGCTGAAAAAGGCTGCTGAACAAGGATCCTTGGAAGCTCAGCTGATGTATTCAAGAGATGCCGCCTCTGTCATTGGATCAAGACAGGATTACCTTAAGGATCCGGAGAAGTTAGTTCAGTATAAAAAGGACGCTGCACGATATCTCGAAGGAGCGGCACAACAAGGTAGTATTGATGCCCTTCTTGCAATCGCTGGAGATAGTCAGCGAGGAATCATGGCGCCAATGGATCCTGTGAAGTCGGCTGCATACTATATGGCCGCTCAGAAAACAGGATCCAATACTTACCTCGATAAAATTGTCGACAGCTATTCCAACACTCTTTCAAGAGATCAAATGCGCGCAGCAGGTGAGCAGGCTGAGGCGATCTATGAAAACTGCTGCAGATAGAACTTTGTCCACAAGAGGTACTCCGCATACAACTGTAAAGATCGAAGTTTGATACATAGGGAATCACTGACCTTCAGTTGAGGTGCATCCCTATACCGCTCGGCACACACGCCACCTAATATTTTTTCAAGGATGTCAGGTCATCTCGCGCTGTCATGGAGACGGCGAATGGATCGCAAGGAGCTACGTGCCGACACCTTAAAAGGCCGCCAGTCTGCACTGGCGGCCTTTTTTGTGGTCTCAATTAATCAAAGTCTTGGCCGATAACGCATTCTTTTGCGAGGACCAGCTGTCCTATTTGTAGTTCGATTAGGACTTCTTTTTTTTGCTCCCGCCGACGTTGATTTGCATATAGCTCTGATCAACGATCGCTGTCGTCGAAATCGCTTGACCTACATCGCTGTCGATGAACGACAAGACCGGGCCGCCACCAGCCTTGGACGAGGTATCGATCAACAAGCCCAACGCAGCAAGCGCAGCGTTGCGAGCAGCCGGTGACGCATCTTTGAACGCAGACAGCAGAAGCCTTTCTGCGGGATCCAACTGCGCCCGATGTCCAGACAGCACGTACATGACATCAACGCCACGGTTTAGCGCAGCCAGTAGATACGCTCCGCCGGGCAGATTTATGTCTTTCTCAAAGTTGAGTTGCGCGTAGCGCGTGAGGCCGAGCTGCACCGCCATCTCGTCCTGCGTCAGGCCAAGTCGCTTGCGCTCTTCCTTCAGGCGTTTCCCTACGGTCATACAGGCATTCCCTTACTTGACAATGTTGAGTTAAGTCCACAAAATTCCCAAAAGTAGACGGAACCGCCACATGCCCCGTAAGAGTCAAATGCAGCAGTTCACGCCCCGCAGCCCGGAACAGGCGCGACAGTGGCTCGAGGCAAATGGCATTACGGTCTCGGCATTCGCCAGGCAGAACGGCGTGGATCGGTCGATCGTGCATGACCTGCTCCGTGGCCGTTCTCAAGGCAAATACGGCGAGTCCCACAAGGCGGCAATCGCCCTGGGCCTCAAGGCACCACCCAATAGTGCCACAGAAATCCCAACCGCCAAGAGCTCAAGGGGGTGAGCATGTTCGGTCGGAAGAAGATCGTTTTTCGCTGCGAGGCGTGTAGCGCGAGGCTCATCAAACGCACCAGCGTCCTTGCACATAAATTCCTTCGGCATGACTCCTATGTGTGCGAGAACCCGATGTGCGGTGCGACGTATACAGGCCATTCGGAATTGACCGGTATTGCCAGCCCCAGCGGCGTGCCCACCGCACACAGCGAGCTTCCACCAACACCGGCGCTCCAACGCGCCCAGGCGCTACAGGCGTACCGCGAGTCGCTCGGCGACCGTCAGCTGGATCTGCTCCCCGTAGGCGGCGAGCAGTTCTTCCCTCACCTCTGAGGCACCTTTAATGCGAAAGACCATTGATTGGGCGGCATTGCCGCCCACGGCGAAGCTTTGCCTGGAAGTTGCGCTCATCCACGGCGGCATGGTGAAGACCGAGCACGGATACATCGGCCGCACTGCAGCGCAGGACACAGATCAGCGCTTCGGCGCAGTTGTGGTTGCGGCGCTCATGCGAGATGGACTTGCCACCTCTGACGCCCTCGACGAGCGCTTGGTCGTGCTGACCGATGCCGCCACCGCCTTGTTCCATCTCCACCACACAAACACCGAGGTCGGCTCGTGAGGCATGCCAATAGCTGGTTCACCGCACAGGAGCCGCGATTCGTTGATGCGGCCAGCAATGTGCCGCTGCGCATCGCGCCGCACGCCAAGCACGAAGAAGCACGCCTGCTCGCTGCCGCCGTTGATGCGCATCGTCGTGCCGGCGGCGCTTATGTCGTGATCGACAACGCTCCATCTCCGCACGCGCCTCGGCGCCAGCTCGGCGTCTAAGGAAGTTCAATGCAAGAGGATCTGCGGCAACAGGTGCTGTCCCGGCTGGAACGGGATTACGGACTCAAGCACCGTAGTGGTACCGAGTACATGCGTGGCGGCAAGTGCCCGTCGTGCGGCAAGAAAGAGCTCTACACCAACCATCTCAAGCCTTGGGTGGTGAAGTGCGGCCGCCAATCCAAGTGCGGGCGCGAGCTGCACGTCAAGGATCTGTACGACGACCTGTTCGACGACTGGTCCAAGCGCTTCCAGCCAACGGCTGCGGCTCCCAACGCTGCGGCCGATGCCTACCTGCAGTTCTCCCGTGGCTTTGACCTGGCACCGCTGAAAGGCCTCTACACTCAGGACAGCCACTACGACCGCAAGATCACCGCCGGCACCGCAACGGTGCGCTTTGCGCTCGTCAAGGGCGGCTGGTGGGAGCGTCTGATCGATCGCCCGCACCGCTTTGGCAAGCAGAAGGCGCGCTTTGCGCCAGGCCAGAGCTATGCGGGGGTTTGGTGGGCTGCTCCTGCCGCGCTGACAGCCATGCAGACGGCACGCGAGGTGTGGATCGTTGAGGGCATCTTTGATGCGATCGCGCTCCTGCAGCACGGCATGTGCGCAGTGTCGGCCATGTCCTCCAATGCATTTCCGGAAGAATCGCTACGCGAGCTGGCAAAGGCACGCATGGCCGACCTTCCGACGCTGGTGTGGGCGCTGGACAACGAGCCGGGCGCCCGTGCGTACACGCACAAGCACATCAAGCGCGTAGCGGCGCTGGGCTTCGACTCGCGGGCTGCGCAAATCGTCCAGCGCGACGGCAAGAAGACCGACTGGAACGACCTGCATCTGCGCGCGATCGCTTCCGATGATCCCAAGCAGTGGGACAACGACGTCAACGAAGCTCGCTACCAGGGCGACCTGCTCGTGGCCCGCTCGGCGGTGGACAAAGGCCTGCTGATGTTCGAGCACGACGGCCGCAACGACTTCTGACTGGACTACCGCTCCCGCCTTTACTGGTTCGATTTCGATACGCAGCGCTTCGACAAGCTGCGCAAGGAGAAGCTGGGCGATATCGATGCCGACGAAGGCGACGAAGGCGACGAGGTTGCGGCCGAGGATCTGAAGAAGATCAAGCGCGCCGCGTGCTCCGTCCAGAAGATCGCCAACTGCTACCCGGAAGCCCTGTACTTCCAGCGCCAAGAGGTCACCGACGAAAGCTGGTACTACTTCCGCGTCGATTTTCCGCACGACGGCCCCAGCGTAAAGGGCACCTTTACAGGTGGTCACGTCGCTAGCGCCTCCGAGTTCAAGAAGCGCCTGATCTCCCTGGCTGCCGGCGCCATGTTCACCGGTACTGGCCACCAGTTGGACCGCCTGATCGAAGAGCAGACCGAGGCCATCAAGACGGTCGACGCGATCGACTTCGTGGGCTACAGCAAGGAACACCGCGCCTACCTGCTCGGCGATATGGCCGTGCGCGACGGCGAGCTGGTGACGGCCAATGAGGAGGACTACTTCGAGTTCGACAAGCTGCGCTTGAAGACCACGCAGAAGTCCATCCGTCTGGAAATCCAGCGCGACGCCGAGGCATTCCGTGTGGATTGGTTACCGTGGCTGTGGCAGTGCTTCGGCACGCACGGCATGGTCGCCATGACGTTCTGGTTTGGCTCGTTGTTCGCCGAGCAGATCCGCAGCGGGCACAAGAGCTTTCCGTTCCTCGAAGCCACCGGTGAAGCCGGCGCCGGCAAGACCACACTGTTGACGTTTCTGTGGAAGCTGCTGGGCCGCTCGGACTACGAGGGCTTCGACCCGGCCAAGTCGTCCAAGGCCGGCCGTGCACGCGCCATGGGCCAGGTATCCGGCATGCCCGTCGTCCTGCTGGAGGCCGACCGCAGCGAGCCGGACAAAGCGCACTCCAAGACGTTCGAGTGGGATGAGCTGAAGGATTTCTTCGGCGGCGGCACCCTGGCAACACGTGGCGTGCGCAACGGCGGCAACGAGACTTACGAACCGCCGTTTCGCGGCACGATCGTCATCACCCAGAACGCCGCGGTGGACGCCAGCGAGGCGATCCTCACGCGCATCGTGAAGCTGCACTTCAAACGGCCGCAGGTCACCACCGAAAGCCGCATCGCGGCCGACAACCTCAACGCGCTACAGGTCGAAGAAGTCAGCCATTTCCTTGTGCGTGCCATCCGCCAGGAGCGCGCCATCCTCGATCTGTTCGCCGAGCGCGTAAAGGTCTTCGAGGCCAAGCTGCGCGCGCAGCAGGATCTGCGCCTGGAACGCGTCATCAAGAACCACGCGCAGATGCTGGCGCTGTTCGACTGCCTGCGCCTGGTCATCACCATCCCTGACGACATGGTCGAGCAGACACGGCTCGCGCTGTTGGACATGGCGCTGGAACGGCAGAAGGCGATCAGCGCCGACCACGCGATGGTCAACGAGTTCTGGGAGGTCTACGAATACCTCGAGGCCACCGGACACGGCAAAGCCGTCGTCAACCACAGCCGCGACGCGCAGCGGATTGCGATCAACCTCAATCACTTCGCTGCGCGGGCCGCGCAGTTCAGTCAGTCCGTGCCCGATCTCAAGGTGCTGCGTGCGCTGCTTGGAGACTCGCGCCGGCACAAGTTCATCGGCGCGAACATAGCCGTCAACAGCGCTGTCCTCAAGGACGACCTGACCGGCGTCGGTACCACCGTCAAGTGCTGGGTGTTCCAGAAATGAGCGCGCTCACACCTGTGGGAAATTTTGAGAAATTTTCGTTGACATCTGCCCAGGAGCGGAGCAACCATTACTCCGTCGCCGCACAATCGGCGACCGGGTTTGACAGCCTGAATCAACGGCGCACCAGCGCCCATCGACCGATGCACGGCGCTTTTTTTTCGCTCGCTGTGCAGTCGCGGGCGTTTGCCGGCCAGTTCTATGGCGGGCGGTGTGCGGAGGCCTTCGGGCCTGCCGGTTCCGTTGACCGGTCTGTCAACCGCGCACCGTCCGCCACCTCGTTTGACAGCGTCGTGGCGGACTCCAACTACAACGGAGCCTGCACCATGACCTACGACGCTCAAGAAGCGCCGGCCAATGCCGCGCGTCAGATCGCCCATTACTTCGGCCTGATCGCCGACACCCTCGACTGGAACCACGCCGCCTGGCTCGGCCTGCAGGCGAAGCTGCAGGCCATGGGCAAAGCGCCCGAGGCGCTGACGCTGGCCGATGTCGAGGCCGCCATTTCCAGCACAAATGCCGACCTGGCCGAGGTGCGCCAGTGAGCCGCCGCGACCTGCACAAGGTGCTGCGCGTGGCTCCCGGCGTCTACCTGCTCCTGCATATCCGGGCGACCGACGTGCTGGCCGAGCTCTACGCCGACGGTCTGCATGATCGCCCACCGGTGATGTTCGCCTGCAGCGCGATCAACGAGCCGAGCGCGCTGTTTCTTGTCGATGACGGAACTGGCCTGGTCATCGGCTCGTTGCACGTGGTCATGCCGGAAGCCGAGGCCGCCGCGCTGCAGGAATGGGTCATCGAGCGCTTGCCTGCAATGGAGGTGGCTTGATGGACTCCGCTCACCCGAACACACAGCTGCCAGAGGACGCTGATTTCTCGATCAGCGAAGAAGAGCAATACTGCCTCTGGCGCGCGTATCACGCCGCCGCGTTGCTTGCCGCGCTGACGAACGATATCGCGATCGAGGCTGGCATCAATCACGACGGACCGGCGGCAGTGGCTGAGTACATCCGCCACGAGCTGCTTGACGTCCTCAGCGGCGCGCAGCGTCTGCGTGAGCCCGACCCCAGCATTCCGCCATCTGGCGTCGACCTGATCTAACCCCGCACCAGCGGGCCGGCGGGCGGTGCTGTAACACCGCCCCAAGGCCCTCCACCAACGCAACTCAGGAGAGTCGATATGCAACAGCACACTGGAGCACGTCCAGCCACGGCAGCACGTCCGTTGGCTTTGAGCACCGGACCTGGCCCGGAGGCTACCACGCCGGCCGTCGTCGCCTACGACCGCAGCGTGGGCGACTGCTCAGCGACCATCACCATGCACATCACGCATGGTGCGGTCGTGGTCACCGCCACCCTGAATATGGGACCGCTTCGCGAGGCTCGCCAATCCTGGGAGCGGCGTCGCGGCACTGGCACAGGCTGGAAACTCATCGACGGGCCTCGCCTGTGGACGACGGCGGAAGACCGCATCAGCACAGAGTTGGCTGAGTTCATGGATGGCCTGGACTTCCCCTTCGACCTGGCCAACATACTGCCGCGCAGGCCGACTGCAGCTGCCGCAGCTGCGGTCGCGCAGGCCGCGCGGGAGGTGACGCATGGTTGAGTTGTTCGCTCTTATGGTGGTCTTGGCGCCGGCGGCCGGAGGCGCGCTGCTCTACAAGCTATGGGCCTCGCGCCGTCCGCGTCTGACTCAAACCGGCCTGGCCGTCGGACAGGTGCCGCAGCGCCTGCGCCGCCGCACCCGCATGGCTGTACGGCGGGAGGCTGCTCATGGCTGAGTCCGTCATCCTTCTTGGCCCGCAGGGCAGCGCAAAATCACTTAACGCCGAGGCTCTGCGTCAGGAACTCGGCCTGCAGGAGGTCATCGAGCTTGAGGATGTCTTGTTCACTTCCCGCGCTGATCGCCTGGAGCCTTTCGGGCAGCTGATCCTGACCCGTAATGAGCAGCAGGCCCGCACCTGGTCGGTGCGCTGGGGCTTGCGCCTCATGCGTGTCGAGGAAGCACGTGCCCAGCTCGGCGCCGCATGGAGGACGCAACCATGAACCTGCAGCTCACAATCGAGACTGCGCGCGCCTCAGCGCGTTTGGGAGAGCCTGGCCCCTTGTCCACCGGGGAGGCGCTCACCGCCGCTCTGGTGCTGAATCGTCACGACTGGCTGGCCGAAATGGGCTACACCATCGCCCAGGCGTTGGACCGAATCGACTCCGACACCGCGCAACATCTTCGGGACGCCGAGCGCGTGCTGCGCCTGGAGGTACCGTGACGCAACGTCAGCTCGACCACGACAGTCCTCTGCCGCCCTGCACGAACGGCCACCTCGCTCGCCACATGCTCGACGCCCGCCGCCCCGAGGCGGGCGGCGGGCATTTCATCGAGTGCGTGTGTGGGCGCACGCAGAAGCACCCCAGCTTCGAGTTGGCCATGACCGAATGGCGGCGTGCTCATCGCATCCGCACCCCACGCCAGCCACGTCCCTGTGCCCCTAACGTCGTGCAGCTCGGTCTGCGCTTCACTGGCGCGCGCCAGCGATGATCGAGGGCGCGAATATGGAAGGATTTCGCAGGATATGCGAGGCGCGCCACTGGCTAAGGCAGGGCTACGTGGATGCGGCCAAGGTGCGAGAGCTACGGCTCCGCATCGCGGCCCAGCGCGGCTACGCCGCGGCTGACTTGCTCGTGGAGGCAATGCGAGAGCAATGGCGGCGCAGACGGGAGTGGGTCGGGGGACAAGGCACGTGAGCAGTCCGGTGATTACGTTCGAGGATCTGCGTCGCCTCTGCGCGCCGGTCGGTCCTGCTCCCCGTGCGTCCACGGTAGTGCGCTGGGCACGCGAGCAGGGAATTCTCTACAGGTACGACGGAAGGGGCGGAATCTGGACAACCCTGGACGCGCTTAACGCTGCAGTGGGGCTGGCCCAGAACACCGCTGAGCCACACAACAAGGAGTTGATCTGATGGGACGCGGCAGGAAGCGGAAGTTCAACCCGGATATCCCCAGGCACATAGACCAGGACGCCCTCCCAAAGGGCGTCTACTGGGCCGATGGGCGCTGGTACATCATCGAACCGCATCCCGAGGGCGGTCCCACGAGGAAGCGCACCATTGCCTACGCGGATGCGCGGCTTTCCGACCTTCACGCGGCCAGGGAAGCATCCCGTGGCGCCGGCCTGGTCGGCTCCCTGCAGTACTTGGCCAACGCGTTCAAGCTATCCACCGAGTACCGGGACCTGTCTCGCAGCACCCGCGATGACTACGATCGCCATGCCGAGGTGGCTTGCGACTACGTGCTGAAAGACGGCAGCCTGTTCGGGAGCCTGCTGGTGGACCGTCTGTCCGTTCCCCTGGTGCAGCGCCTGGTCGAAGCGCTCGCGAAGGGGCGAGAAGCAAGCGCCGTCCAGCCGGCGCTGCTTGCCCGTCCGTCCACCGCCAACCACACGCTGCGGTATCTGCATCGCCTGTTTGCCTGGGGCATACGCATCGGCCATTGCAAAACCAACCCGGCCAGCGGCGTGCGTGGTGTGAAAGAGCGCGCGGATGCAAAGATGCCGGATCCGCAATCGTTCATGGCGGTGCTTGAGTTCGCCAAGTCACGTGCTGCGTTACCGCTGCACGCGAAGGGATCGGTCCCGCCATACATGCCGGCGGTGATGGTACTGGCCTACAACGCACGTCTGCGCGGTGTTGAGGTGACCGACCTGACAGACGCGGACGCGCTACAGCAGGGCGTGCGCTGTACGCGCCGCAAGGGTTCTCGCGACAACATCACCGCCTGGAACAACGATCTGCGATGGGCATGGATCTGGCTGCGGGACTATCGTGCTCAGCGGATCCAGGCGCACAAACGACCGGTACCGCTGCGCCCGGAACAGCGCTGCCTGTTGGTCACCCAGACCGGCACGCGCTTGGCGCGATCAACATTGAAGACGGCCTGGCAGCGCTTGATCACGGCAGCGATCGAGGCCGGCGTGATTGCGGAAGAGTCTCGCTTCACGCTCCACGGCCTCAAGCATCGCGGCATCACTGACACACGCGGCACGCGGGCGCACAAGCAAGACGCCGCAGGCCACGTCACGCCGCAGATGACACACCGTTACGATCACGAGTTACAGGTGATTCCGCCGCCAGCGTTGCCCACCGAGCAGGTGGTGGCAGAGGCGTTGGCATTCGCTGACCTCGCAAAGCCCTCAGAGCCGTGA